AGATCAATGAGTGGCGGGGAAATTCGTACAGAAGAATACTCAATTGCCTCTACTTACACAACTGCGGCCATTTATACTGGTCAAGTTGTTGAGTTAGTTGCAGGAGGCGGCATAGAAGCTGCAGCTGCAGGAGACACACAACAAGGTGGTGTTTTCGGTGGCGTATTCTATACGGACCCAACTACTTCAAAACCTACGTACTCTGCTTATTGGCCAACTAGTACAGCCGCTACTGATGCAGTAGCTTCTGTATATGCAGACCCTAATCTTGTGTTTGAAGCACAACATGACGGATCAGCTACAGTTGCTAATAACAATAACGCTAACCACGACTTCGTTGGTGTTGCTGGGAGTACAACAACTGGATTATCCACATCGGAAATTGATACTAGTACTTATACTACTACAGCTTCTGGTGGATTCAGACAAATCGGGTTCTCAAAAGATCCTGATAATAACGACACAAGCTCAGCTAATGCTAATGCATATGTTATGTTTAACACTGGCGAGCACGCGTATAAACTTATAACCGGACTATAGGAGGATTTAAATTATGGCTATAAACAGAGCACAACTTGCTAAAGAGTTAGAACCTGGTTTGAATGCACTATTCGGACTAGAGTACGCACAATACGAAAACCAACATGCTGAAATTTTTGACACAGAGAATTCTGACAGAGCTTTTGAAGAAGAAGTAATGTTATCAGGATTCGGTGCATCACAAGTAAAACCTGAAGGTCAGGCCGTTACTTTTGATTCTGCAACTGAGTCATTCACAGCACGTTACACACATGAGACAGTGGCATTAGCTTTCTCAATAACTGAAGAGGCTGTAGAGGATAACCTTTACGACAAAGTCAGCACTCGTTATACGAAAGCACTTGCACGTTCTATGGCTCACACGAAACAGGTAAAATCTGCTAATGTTCTTAACAGAGCATTTAACAGTTCTTATACTGGCGGTGATTCAAAAGAGCTTTGTGCAACTGACCACAGTACTACTGGTGGAGACGTTAAAAACGAGCTTTCAACAGCTGCAGACCTTAACGAAACATCACTAGAGCAAGCACTAATTGATATTGCTGCTTTAACTGATGACAGAGGTCTAAAAGTTGCTGCTAAAGCACGTAAGATGATCATCCCATCGGCACTACAGTTCACAGCTGAAAGACTTATGAAGTCTGCTGGTAGAACTTCAACTGCTGATAATGACATCAATGCAGTGAAAAGTATGGGCATGGTTCCTGAAGGATATGCAGTTAACAATTACTTAACTGATACAGACGCATGGTTTATTAAAACCGATGTACCTAACGGAATGAAACATTTCCAAAGAGCAGCAGTAGCTACTTCTATGGAAGGTGATTTCGAAACTGGTAACGTTAAATACAAAGCTAGGGAAAGATACAGCTTCGGTTGGTCTGACTGGAGAGGTATTTTTGGTTCACCAGGTGCTTAATTCTTAAAAGCAAAGAACAAATTGAGGGCGGCTTCGGCCGCCCTTTTTTATTGTATTCATAACTAATAAAGAGTATATTAATCCCACTACACATTTTAAAAATAGTCAGCATAGACTCGTGTAGTAGACAACGTCTCGGACTATGTTGGCAGAAAAGGAGACCTATATGGCTAAAACAACTTTTTCAGGTCCATTAAGATCTGAAGACACTTTTAAAACTGTCAGTAAAAACTCTAGTACAGGAGCAATTACTGAAATCATTACTATGGGCGATGGACCTGTTACATTAGGAGATGAAGATACAACTCTTACTAATGCAACACACAGCGGAAGACTAATTGTAGTTCCAGCGATCACCGCTAATAGAACAATTACATTACCTTCACCAGTTGCTGGTGCACACTTTAAATTTATTTATGGTGGCGCTGCAGAAGAAGCAGAAAACCTTATCTTTGATACAGGTGCTGATGCTAATTACTTCATTGGTGGCGTTGTTCATGCAGATTCAAATGCTGATAATGTAACTATTTATGCTGATGGTAACTCTAACTCAAAATTAACTCTTACAGACTTCGGTGGTATGGAGATTAATATTTTGGCTAAAGATAGCACTAACTGGCTTATCTGGGGTTACACTGAAGGTGCAGACGCACCTGCATTTGCAGATAATTAATAACTAAACTTTAATTAGAACGGGGCTTAGGCCCCGTTCTCTAACAGGAGGAAAAAATGGCAGACGCAGTAACAAGTCAAACAATAATTGACACAGACAAAAGGGCGGTTATTAAATTAACCAATCTTTCAGACGGATCAGGCGAATCAGCTGTAGAAAAAGTAGATGTTGCAGGATTGAATACTAATGCAGCAGGTGAAACTTGCTCAAGAGTAACAATTGATCAAATATGGTACGACATCGGAGGAATGAGAGTTGCACTAGAGTGGAACGCTTCTACTAATGTTGTAGCTACTGTTTTAGGCGGAAGCGCAGCAGCAGGCAATGTTCAAGGTCACATGGATTTTAGATCTTTTGGCGGAATAAAAAATAACGCTGGATCTGGAATCGATGGCGATATTGATTTGTCTACAAGTGGTCACACTAACTTAGATCATTATACAATTGTCTTAGAACTAAGAAAATCGTACTAGGAGTAATATATGGCTGTATCAGGATCTACAGATTTCAATCTGGATGCCGCTGAGGTTATTCAGGAGGCTTACGAAAGATGTGGCTTACAAGAAACAAGCGGTAAGGACTTACGAACAGCTGTACGTAGTATGAATCTTCTTATGGCTGAATGGGCCAATCGTGGTCTTAATCTATGGACCGTAACTCTTGGTACACAATCAACAACTGCTAGTGATAAAGATTATTCTTTAAGTACAGCTGTTATAGATATATTGGAAGCCTCTGTAAGAGATTCAAATGATGATGACGTAACATTATCTAGGATTAGCCGTGCAGATTATGAAATGCTACCAAGTAAAGATTCAGAAGGTAAGCCTTCTCAATTCTACTTAGAACGTACAACTACACCAACTTTATATGTATATCCAACACCGGATGTATCTACGTATACAATAAGGTACTATTATCTAAAGAGATTAGACGATATCGACGCACCTACCGATGATCCTAATGTACCTTTTAGATTTTTACCTTGTTTAACAGCTGGAATGGCTTATTATATTGCGATGAAAAAGGCTCCTCAGATGATGCCACACTTAAAACAGGTATATGAGGAAGAGTTTAAAAGGGCTATGGATGAAGATAGAGACAGAGCTAGTTTTAGCGCTGTCCCTGGAAGAGCTTATTTTAATAATTATTAACAGGAGGAACCAAAAATGGACAAACTTAATGAACTAAAAGACTGGATCATGGATCTTGATAAGAAGAAAAAGATCGCTATTGCTGCAGGTATTGTTATTATAGTTATTGCTATTGTAGTAAGCTAATAATGGAACCTAGATCTTCAACAGATTATATAGTTATCCATTGTGCAGCGACTAAACCTAGTATGGACATAGGCGCTGACACGATTCGTGATTGGCATGTCAATGGTAATGGATGGCGAGATATAGGCTATCATCTTGTAATAAGGAGAGACGGATCTGTTGAAAAAGGTCGTGACATTAATGATTCTGGCGCACACGCTGCCGGATACAATTCTAAGAGTATTGGTCTGTGCTTGGTGGGTGGCATGGCTGAAGATAATTCTGCTGAAAATAATTTTACTGCACAACAGTGGACTAGCTTATTAGCAAAAGTAAAAGAACTAGCAGTTGATTTTCCTGAAGCCAAAGTTATTGGCCATAATGAGATAAGTGAAAAAGAATGCCCTTCTTTTGATGTTCAAAAATGGAAGGGAGACAATTTATGAATTTAAAATTTTTAAATAAAAATACTACACGTTGGAAATTACAAGCAGGTTTTAATGTTGCAGTAATTGTTGTGTTAGTTGTTTTAATTTGTGAGGTATTAGTATGATTCAGATGTTAATTAAACCATTACTCGGTGTAGCCGGTGATATGATTAAAGGTGTAGTTGAAACTAAGAAGGCAAAAGCCGA